AGAAGTACCCCTCTGTGCAATAGACATATCACCATTGATGATGATGTTACGGAAGTTGACATCTGCTTTCATCTTCTCTGTCGTCACTGCACCATCGGCCAACTGTCCGGTGCCCACGGATCCTGTGGCGAATGCTCCTGTAGGTAATGTTGTCAATGCCATGTTATGCTCCTATAATTTTATATCCACCAAAGATTGACTCACCATTAGCGTTACCTAAAATTGAAGGTGTACCACTACTATTTTCACCTAGTCCATATATTTCTACATAATCAGACGAACCATTGAGGGATACAATAGCACTAGCTGATACACTAAATATGTTCATTACAGTATTATTATAATCATTTGATTGAGATAAAAATATTGCAGAGCCATTTTTCCTAATTTGTATGTGTCCAGCATGACCTACATTTAAACCACATTGAATAGTAAGAGTACTGTAAACAAAATATTTACCAGCCACTGTTGGTGTAAATCTACTAGATGCAAAACAACTGTCAGTGTCTAAATTCTCTGTGCCAAAAGTCACTTTAGTATAAGTGTTATTAGACATACTTTGATTTGTATTATTAATAGCTTCAAAAGCGGGAGTATTCTCTCCACCAAACCCAGTCTGCGTTCCGTTATTAGTAATCGTTACACCACTTGGTATAGTAATGCTATCTCCTGAAGTACCAAAAGTAACTGCTCCCGCACCATCGGACGTGATGATCGAATTATCTCCACCGTCAGCGAGTATGTTTACTTTAATCTTACTGGTCATTTATGCTCCTATTACCTTATATGCACCGAAGCTAGTAAAGCTATTGGTGCCATTTAAAACAACAATACTTTGATTGGATTGTGAATTTGCTCTTCCAAATAATTCTAAATAATCTGTTGAACCATTCATAGTAATTGAGAAAGTAATATAAACAGGAACTCTTCTCATATAACTTGCTGTGGGATTATGTTGTACTCGATGAACTTCAGACCCATTTTTATACGCATATATGAACGCAGAACTTATATCTGTATTTTCTCCATTAGAAGCAGCTAGACCGACTGACCCATACACAATATATTTTCCTGCAACAGAAGGTGTAAATCTGTAATTAGATGAGTTATCATAGTCATTATTTGTATCATATTCCTCTGTATTAAATTGAAGCTTAGTTACTGTTTCATCACTTATCGATTGTTGTGTTCCTGTAGCATATGCAAAAAAAGCAGGAGTATTATTAGGAAAAGTAGAACCCAGAGTCACGTTCCCTGAACCGTCACTACTGAGCAGTGTATTGTTGCCCGTGTCTTTGATGTTGTTAACTAGAATCGTGCTCATTTATGCTCCTATTAGTTTGTATCCAAAAAAAGTTGAGTAAGTAGATAAAATAACTCCACCCCCACCATTTGTATCTCTTAAATAAATATACATTTCTACATAATCAGAGGCTGATAAATTTAAAATAGTATAATTATAAGAAGGATAATATTTAAATTGTACTGTAGCATTATTAGTGTTCTCATGTTTCATTTCATTATATTGACTACCGTTCACATAAATCATATTTTGAATAATATATCCATCATTACCAACTCCTGAAAAATTTACAAAAAGTTCACAGCCAATATAATATTTTCCAGCCTTTCCAGAAGGCACTGTAAATTTTGTCCCATCAAAAGCATTATCACTATCCATTTCTCCAGTGGTAAATCCTGTTAGTTTTGTAGATGTATTATCCGAAATAGATTGATCACTGACTTTTTTACCAAAAAACATTGGAGTATTCGCAAGACTACTTGGTGTCGTAGTTACATTTGGACCAAAAGCAATAGTCGTTGTATTCGTCCCACCAATCGTCAACGTGCTAGACGCATTACTACTTAATGTATCAAGTTGTTCTACTTCAAGAATACTGGTCATATGATCACCAAGGTTGAGGTGCTAGGCACGGTTATAGTATTTCCTGCTGCGACAGTGATTGTTCCTACCAAAGAGCAGTTTCTATTGGCAGGTAAAGTTAAATCATTAAATGTTTGTTGATTGTTTTGAAAAAACTGAGGAGCACACGCTGTTCCTTGTACGGTACTGGGTGTGGGTCCGACAGATTCTAATGTTTGTTGTAAGTAAACTACGTAACAAGTATCACTAGCAGAAACATTTCCACCTAAGTTTAATTGAAGTCCACTATTTGAAATTGTATAAGTGTTAGGGTTCTGCCTTACCTCATTGACGAACACAGCCAAGTCTTCTGGTACGGTGACCTGACGGTCTAACGTGTAAACGGCACCACCATCACCAGTAATCTGTTGACTGGTTAAGCTTGCAAAATTATTACGAGGAGCTGCTCCAATATAAGCCATTAGCTAACATCATCCATTGAGGAAACATTGATATCGCAGTCCCCTGAGGATGATGAGCTTTGCGCTTTAATCTTGCCTGAGGCTGGTAAAACAACTTTTCCAGAGATGACCTCCAAAGATGAGTTTTGTGGAATAGCAGCATTCTTGACTAAGAATCGTTCATTTGAACCTGTTCCATCAGGATCAATTTTAACTGAAACGTTGATAGAAGCACTACCTGTATTAGAACACAACAACCCAATAATTACCTTTTTATTGGTTGTCGTAAAAAGAGTTGTGAGGGTAGCGTCTGATAAGCTTGCCCCATTAAATAAGAAATTATTTGCCATATGTTTTAAGCGACCTCTCTGTCATCAACTTCAGTCCATGTATTTGTAGCAGAATCGTCGACTTCTGTCCATGTATTTGTATTGCTGTCATCGACAGGTGTCCAAGCGTTCGTGACTCCCGGAACTACAGGTGACCATGCTATAACACCGACTCCCCCTTGAGTAGAAGTAATTTCAATACCTGTGACTTGAATAATAGACTCAACTTCAATAGTCACACTACCTTGAGTTGAACTAATTGCTTGGCCTGTCACAGGAACATCGGCTCCCGCTTGACCTTCTGCTTGACCTTGAATGACTGTTAAAGCAATTCCTGTTGGAGTAACTAAGGCTGATCCTGTAACGGTTTCATCACCGATTGCAGTATTGAGGGATTCACCAGTAACTGATACATCAGCATTGGCTGTCACCGTCACACTGTTTTGAGCTACCGATAAGGCTTCGCCTGTTAGGGATACGTTAGCATCACCAGTAATAACAGAATCACCGATAGTAGTTGTTAACGATTGTCCTGTAACTGCAACAACAGCAGAACCTGTAACAACAGAATCACCGATAGCTGTTTCTATTAAAGCTTCCGCACCAACGACAATGGTTGTTTGACCATCAGCAACAATAGAATAAGGACCAATCGCAGTGGATAAACTTTCTCCTGTCACTTGAACAGTAACGTCAGGTAATTGAACAGCAACATCCCCTTGAGTTGAGGTAATAACTTCGCCTGTGACAGCAGCAATAGCTCCTGCATCCACAGTCACACTACCTTGTGTAGAACTTAAACTTTCTCCTGTGAGAGATACATTGGCATCACCAGATACGGTTTCATCCCCAATGACGGTTGTTAAGGCTTCACCTGTGACGGATACAATTGCTGATCCTACAGCAGTGGCTGTGCCTTGTGTGGTTGATAAACTTTCTCCTGTAACAAGAACGGTCGCTGCACCTGAAGCAGTTGCAGTTCCTTGAGTAGTAGTTAGACTTTCTCCTGTAACGGAAACAATAGCATTTCCGATAACGGTTGCATTACCGATCGCTGTTGATAGTTGTTCACCTGTAAGGCTAACAACAACATCGACCTGTGCAATGCCCCCTTGGGCGGCGAAAGCGTCTTCCGCAAATGAGAGTCTTCCAAAAAACATAGCCTTATCCTAGGGCTATGGATGCTACCAAGGTTGAATCGTGAGGTTGTTCTGCAGGTTGTGTACAGAATACATCCTTAGTCCCTGCTCCAAAGTTTACAAGATTATTTGAATTAGATGAAGTAAGAACTGCATCTCTTTGAAAAGTGGTGCCAGCAGTTAAGGTGCCAACACCCACTTCGAAATCTGTTCCAGACTGATCGGAAATACAATAGAAAGTCGAGTTACTTGTGCCGATGGCTGCACTGAAAGCTTGAAAGCCGTCCTCTGCACCTGCTAATGTAAAATCGCCTGTTCCAGTTGTTGTACTGGTTTCTTTAACTCTATCCGCTACAACAAATGCCACGAACTACTCCTTAGGATATTCTTAGGATTGCGTTTGAAGCGTCAGCTGTTGGGAATTGAATTGTAAAAGTTCCTGATGTTGAAGTTTTCACTGCACCAAAATCTAAAACCATCACTGCTGCATTTGTATTAGTAGTTGCAGAAGTATTGGAGTTATAGATAACGGCTGCTTGTGCTGAAATTGTAGCACTGGTAAAACTTAAATCACTGAAATCAATAAATGCTGTTGCGCCTGTACCTGAAGCACCAGAGTTTGTTAAGGCACCACCACCTGCGGAATATGTTCCTGAAGCACTAACTTCATTAGAAGTTGTGTATGCAGTAGTAGTATTACTTAATGTTGCTGAAGCGTCGTACAGAGCTAGTTTAAATGCGTCACCACCAGAAGCACGAAAGTCATGTTCGCCTTCTAATAGTTCTACCTTAAAACTATCACAGACTGCTTGTGTAATTGCCATCTTTACTTACCTCCTGGAGCCACTGATTGTAACGGCACACGCAGGACTCCGTCTGCGTATTCGTCTCTACGTTTTCTGCCCATTTGAGTGACAGATAAACCTTGTACAGCCTGACTGTACTTTTGTTCGTATAATTGCACAAATGTAGGATTTTTCAAGTATGAAAAGGCTTCAGCGATAACTCCATAGATTAAGATTTCAGGAGCATTTGTCGATAGCCAAGTTGTTGTATTTGTACTTGATAATCGGTCAGGTGTTTTATTATACCACAATTCAATAGTGTAAGCAGCGTCAGGAGTAGGAGCAAAGATAAAAGTATTTTGATCCCAGTTTGCATAATATCGAGGTTTGCCAGTATTGTTGGTTCGATCAACATTATATTCGTCAATAAAAGTAGTATCTCTTTGTTCTAGCCAAGTTCGATCATTAGTTGCTGTATCTACGATCTGTACTCCCCGTTCTAAGTCAAAATCATCAGGTAAGGTAATAAAAGGACTACCTACAGTAAAGCTAGATGTAGCAAATTTTCTAAAGGCATCTAAATCTAATTGTTTTTGTACTTTATTTTCAGTATTAACAATAAATATATCAATAATTGAATCCGATAAAACCTCAGACCCTACTTCAGTATAATTTCTTACATTAGATAAAAGTTCAGAATAATTCATGATGTGCTCACGGTTACCTTACCAATTAAAGTTGAGATAAGCAACTTTTTGGTTGGTGTTACAGGTTGCATACCATTTGATTCAAAACTACTATCTCCAGGCGCTCCTACATATACAGTAACTGGCTCCTGTCTTGCAGGTCTAGGATCTTGTAGAGCAATAGCATCTGCAGGATGATAAGGTGGATCTAATTGTGGGTGTTTAGGTTCAAAACATTCTGGACAGGTAAATAAACCATTCCATTCTTGTTGTAATTGTAAATATTTATATTGCTGACCACATCGATCACAGATGGCTAAAGAATATTTACCGACAGCAAATGTCATTTAGCCTCCAGGATAAAAATTACGAGGAACAATGTGTACTGAAGTTGATTGACTATCTTCTGTTAATGCTCTTTGTAATTCCGCTTCATATCTTCTTTCTAATTCTTGTGATCTCTCGGGTGCTACTTCTTGTGCAGTGTAATAAGCTAAGCCTGCAACTAAACAAGGTAAAAAACGATAAGGTGCGTCTGGAGTATTTGTGTAAGCACCAACATCTTCAATTCGACCAACATAATAATAATTAATTTCAGTATCTGTTGTATCGGGTGTTTGATAAAGAGTGATAGTAACATCAGAAAGATTTCTTCTTATATAATATTGAGAAGGTGTACCTTGTGATGTTTTATTAGGAAGATTCTCATACTCAGAACGAGATATTTTTGTCATAGAAGTATCTGTGCTTCCATTACGAAATACAACTTCTAATACATCAGATGCATCGGAAGGTGCTGTATAGGTAGCAGTGCCTGCTGTTAAGGTTGTTGTGGTATTTTTAACTTTCCAAAGATGAATACCTCGATTTCCCCATTCTGAAAATAATAAATTTAAATTATCTCTTGCAGCAGAAAGTTCATATCCTGTACGAATATTCATGCCACAACGTGCATAAGCACGTTCAACGATTCTATCAATACTTAAATCAAAAGATGTAGTTCCCGAGGTAGCCATAAATTACTTCTTCTTTTTCTTATTTTTCTTTTTTACTTGTTTTTTTGGACTTCCACCACGCTTCATTGCGATTGGTTTTCCGCCTCTTTTCATAGCTTGTTTTTTCATAGGTCCCATGCTACTTCTCCTTTTTAAAAAGCTTTTCGTATGTTTCTTGGCGAGTTTTTACTACATCCTCGTAGTATTCCTCAGGCCAATTTTTATAATACCCTATCTTATGTAGTTTGCAACTTGCTTCATACAGCTGTTTAAATTTCTGGATTAACATCATACTGTAAGGATACTCAGGCTCCCAGTCACAATCATCAGTAGGATTTACAAGAAATTCTTGGTCTTCTACTGTGGCAGGATTGTTAGGGTGAAATCCCATAAAATATATATCTCTTTTGTTATATGTTTTATTGTAAAAATCTATTTTGTCTTGAAACTGGTTTTCATCATATTGCTCCCAGTAAGGATCACAAAAGATAACTATATCATGCTGTTTTTTATTCCAGTCTTTAAGAACATTTGTAAGGTGTTTTTCATACTTACTTTTGTCAGGTCGGACTTCTATTCTCAGCTTATTATCCTTACGCCATTTTGCAGCAAACGGACATGCTGGAAATCCAAGATGTTTGTTCATTGGTTCTAAGACATTCTTAGACCAATTAATTACATCACCTTTTATTTTTTCTGCTAGTTTTTTTCGAGACAAATGTTTTTACGTTTGTAGGCTTACCACCTGGATTGCCTGCAGCTCTCTTTCTACGAACTGCGGATGCTTTTTGACCTTTCGTCATACTTGTTGCCTTTGCTAAAGGCACACATTTTGGATATTTTCTTTTAGAACCTTTGGACCGTCCACAGGGTTGATACTTGCCATCTTTCTTAGGTGCTCCAATATCCACCCATTTCTCATCGACCCATTTACGTAATCCCATTACGCTCTCTTAGTAACTTTTCTTTTACTAGCCATAATACCACCACACCCTTTGGCAATACCACCTTGATTATAATTAGAAACTCTTTTTCTATCTTGTGAAACACTATTAATTGATCCACCCATGGCTTTTTTCTTCACACCTTTTTTACCACCAGGTGTTACTTTACCCGAGCAAACAGCACTGGCGTACATATTTGCATATGCTGAAGGATAAACTTTAAACTTTCTTTTTGCGGCTGCTTTTCCTTTTGCGCAGAGTTTTCCCATTTTTCTTACCTCCAGGTTTCATTATTTGTTGTGCCATTTGTGATCTTGAAATTGCCATTATTGCTGCATTAACTTTTCTTTTACAACAGCCATATCCTGTAATAATAGGTCTATTTTATCATCTAATCCTTTTAAAATTTCATCTGTCGATCTTTGTTTTTCTTCCAAAGCAGATACCTTATTACTAAGGTTTTGCCAAGCCATTCCTACTATGAAGATCAAAACTAACCCTTTGATAATTAATGCTTGATATTTTTCAAAGAGCTTTTCCATACTTTATCCTATCATTAATGATTCATTTTACGAATGCTTTTTACAAAGATTTTACCTTGAATCTCTTCTAGCTCCGCCTCTGCTTCACCACAAGTAATTAATACGGTTGGACCCATATTACGTTTCATTATACGTTTTTTCTCT